TCAGTTTCAGTCTTTTGGTCTTCAGCCGCCGCATCAATAACCGCTCTGGCTTGTTCCAGTTTTAACTTCTCGTCCTCTGCAACAGCCTTGGTCATGATCGAAGCCTCGGATTGGCGCTCTTGTGAAGCGATCCGCTCGGTTTCAATTAGTAGTTGAGCCTGTCTCAACTGGGCGTCTGTTGCATCTTTTTGTGCTTTGCGCTGCTGCTCTTGCGCTTTAAGCTGGAGTTCCTGCATTTGCATCTGAATGATGGGATCTTGTGCCTGTTGCTGCGCCTGCTCCTGCGCTGCCTGGGCTTGATTCTGGGTTGTAAGCTGTTGTGCAGCCTGTGCCACCAACCTAGAAATGGCTACTTCGTAATCCTCTGGCATCTCCTCGTCCGGCTCTGGCAGCGGAGCGCCAAGTTTCTGCTCAATCATCTGGCGATACTTGAATCCATAGTGCTCTGCAATGTGAGCCTGCAAGGCTGCGCCAATCTGATTAGCCATTGGGTTTTGGCCGATCATCTGAGCGGTCATTGGATCCTGTAAGAACGACATGTGCGCCGTGATATGGGCGTCGTGATCCTGATATATAAACGCTTTTAACGGCTTTCCATTGATAGCGTTCATGTTCTCTGAAATAGGATCTTTGGGCTTTTGATCCTCGGTACTTGGAATCAGCTTTTCTACGTTCCTAATACCAAGAACCTCCAGCATTTGGCGGTGCAGCAAGGGCAGATCGTAAATCTGAGGTGCGCCTGCTGCTAACTGTAGTGCTGCTTGATACTGGACCACCTTTTGCGACATGGTCGCCGCATTAGGATCTGACACAGGGATGACTTCCACCATGTCGTAGTCGGATCGCTTAGCTCTTGGATGCGCCGTATCAGGCTCGTACGTATATTCATCGTCCGTGTAGTCCCTAATAATGTTCTTGAGAAGCCGGAACTCCTGCTTCATGGCGTAGTGAATCCGGGCCTGAACAGCACTCATCACCTTCAGAGTTCTTTCGAGAATCGCCAGCGTGGTACCCACGGGCGACTGGGCTGACATGTCGCTGACTTTAAGGTCGGCTGCACTAGCAAACCGGCGTCCCTCATCAACAATTGTTCCCAGCAAGCTGTACAACACCTGACTTGGCTCCTTATACGGGAGCGTCATGATGTTGTCTTTAATGGTTCCAGAGGCTACGTCAACGTCCCTAAACTCAGCCGGGGCGATGGGAGTGTCGTCCCCCTTAACTCTCAGTCCCTTGGTTTTGAATCCACCCGGTAAGTTGGATAGAGTTCCCGCATCCACAAGTTGGCGGATAAGAGAAGTGCCAGACTTGGCGAAAGCGCCAATGAGATGAATGAGGCCAAGAGCGTAAAACCCAAATCCTGGAACGTACGGATAGTGGACAAAGTGGCTGCGTTTCTGTTTTGTGGGGTCATCTGGATGCCAGTTCCTTCTGATCGCTAGGATTGTTTGCGACTGCTTTTCGATAGTGACAATGTAAGGAAGTGCGATACCTGTCTCATTGCCATTCTTGTCCTTGTCTTCATACCCTTGGAGGTCCAGGTCAACCTGCATCTCCAGAATCTTGAACCGGTTGTCAGAAGTGGCTCGGAATCCCATCTTCTCTGCGATCTTTTTCTCCACCTCGTCGAGAGTGTCATGGGGCTCACCTAAGTCAACGTCTCTATAAAAGCCAGCCACCTGAAGCTTTCTCAGGTCGTTTGGCGTCTTGCGCATCACATGTGTGACCCGCTCGGCGGTCTCTAAGCTACTCGCACCATAGGGAACAACCACATCCTCAGCCGGGACGTAGATGGACACCTGACGCTCAAGGCTCGGGTCGTAATACACCTTCTTAAACGCATTACCTGCCAAGGCCAGACCCCACAGCATGCGCTCATGCTCAGGCCGATACTCCACCATGACCTCGGTCAACTGGTAATTCATATCCTCTTTAACGCGCTCAGCCGCCTCAACCTTCTCAGGCGTGTCCTTACCGATGATCTGTGTCTTGACTGGACCTTGCGCCGGGAAGGTCTCCATGATTGTCTCGGCCTGGAATTTCACAACAGCCTCAGCCAACAGGGGGTGATACACACCACAGGCTCCGGGCCACGGCTCCGTGCGGTCCTCCAGCCTCAAACCCAGCAGGTCAAGACCGTCGACGTATGTCTGCATCCAGTCTTTTCTGGAAGAGAGATCTTCATCAAACTCACCAAGCAGGTCATTAGCCAACCCAACCAACTCGTCCTCATCCATCTCTTCAGCGATGTTGGCGTTAAAGTCACCTTCTTCTTTACCCGGCTCAATCTCAATCTCCAAGCCACCCATCTCAATGCTGACGCGCTCGGGGTCTTCAATCTCAATCTCGATGGCAGGCTCAGCCATTGCAGCCTCTTCCATCATTTCTTCGGTCAGACCAAGCGGTGCTTGGGACAGTGATTTCTCAATTGCCATTTTTTGTCCTTAATAATATGCAGGTTGCCTGCGTCTTAACTGGTACGGTTCGTCGTCTTCATCCAGCGAGGTCTTGATATACCCCCCTTTACGGAACCGGATCAACGCTAAAGACACCGAGTCCACATAGTCATCATGTTCTCCTGCGGGAAAACTAGCAACCTCATCAATTACTTCTTCAGCCCATTGGGTAGGGGGTGCCCATACTTTACCAGAGGCAAATAAGTCTGACACCGCATTTAGACGGCTTATTTTGTCGTTACCCCTCACAGGAGTGAACTCTTGCACGGGTATTCCCATGGCCCTCAACTCGTATATCAGCGGGGCGCCCGATGCTTTCTTCTCAATAATGACGGAGTCGGGCTCAAACTCCTCCATTTGCTCCAACACTTTTTTCTTAAGTGCTGGAAACTCCATCCTGTCTCGGAAGGCATCCAACAGAATTATGTTTGTTTCTGTTTTGCCCGTGTCCGGGTCGTCTTGGTAGAACACACCCCACGTCGTACAGGCCGAATAGTCCGCTCGATTGTTCTTTTCGAACGCCGTATCCCACGCTTGCAGGATAAAGTCGCAATATGGGGGGTCTTCCTCCTCCCAAGTCTGCCACCACTCCCTTTTCACAAGGGCGCTAGACTCGGAGACCGGGTTTTGTTGGTACTGAGCCTGCCATTTAGCGTTGGGAAGCTCGTTTCGGAGGGCTTCAAGCTCACTTTGTGACCAAAATTCGGGCCAAAGGGGGGTTCCAGACGGCAAAATTGCAGGAAACTCGATTACTTCCCACCCTTCTCCACCTCTTTGTGCCTCTGCCTTGATAACTTGCCCGGTCAGATCACGTTTTGACCACCTCGTCATCACTATGACGATGGCCCCTCCCGGCTGGAGTCGCTGTCTTGGGCCTGATGTGTACCACTCGTACGTCTTGTCGTATATATCTGGGTTAATTTCAGCCAGAGCCGCTTCCTGCTCTGAGTGAGGGTCGTCAATAATGAGGAGATCAGCGCCTTTACCAGTGACGGCGCCTCCCACACCGATAGCAAAGTAGTCTCCACCAGCGTTAGTCGCCCACCGCCCAGCAGCTTTAGAGTCCGCTTGTAGTCCAACTCCCGGAAATATTTTTGTATAGATTTCCTGATCGACAAGATTTCGCACCTTTCGTCCGAAGCCCACAGCCAACTCCGCTGTGTGGGAGGTCTGAATGACTTTTTTGTGGGGGAACTTGCCCAGGAACCAAGCTGGCAAGAGGTATGAGGCAAACTCAGACTTTGTATGCCGTGGGGGCATGTTGATTATCAGCCGCTTGCACTCTCCCGAGGCCACCCGTTCGAAGGCCGCAGCCATCTTGGCATGGTGCCGTCCACTGATGAATGTGGGCCAGACCTGTTTAACGAACGCCAAGAACTTAGAGTGGGCCAGCTTTTTAACTTTTAACTCTTGGAGCTTCTCCAGCTCAGCAAGTAGTTTCTCCTGCTCTGGTAGGGAGAGTAACGGTAAGATACTGGGAATATCTTTTAGGGAGATGTTCTCAAGCGCTTGGGCGGCTGTCGTCATCTTCGGTCGTATCAACTGATTGAGGTTTATCTTCTAGCTCACTAGCCAAGGGAGGTAACTCCCCGGCTACCCCCAACTGCTCATCCAAGTCTGCTCCGATAGGTGTAACGTCAATAATGTCGGCATTAAGTAACCGCTTGACCCGCTCCTTGATCGCAGCCTCCAAGTCCTCCGGGTTCTTATAGTTGATCGTAATCTCAGAGCGCTCAGTAAATAGACCGACGTCACTGTGCTTGCCCAGCATCTCCAACGCCTTTAACTCGTAGCGTGGGTCGCCACAGTTAGCCAGCTCCATCAACTTATTAGTGATTGCTGCCCGCGCTTGGGCGGCATCAAATGCCATCTGCTGTCCGTACGTTCTAAGGAACGCAGCCGCAGCAAACGCTGTATTTGGGTTTGTTAGGTTTTTGGTTTTACGTTCTTTTATTGCCTGCTCAATCAAGTTCTTTTCTTTTTCGGCAGTTGCCTCGTCCACTTCTAGTGGGGCACCTAATTGAACTTGAAGCTCTGCTGTGTTCCCAGCAACAGCTACCTCTTCTACAAAAGTAGAAGAAGTTTCGTCCTCAGTACTAAAGGGTACTGGGTGGTCCTTCGTAGGCTCTATATGAACTGTGGGCATGTCAGGGCTGCTTGTAAGCTCCTTGTTGCGCCGAGTGTAGTAGCAACAGTTTGAGTTTGTCAAGAAAAAGGGTGTGAACTAGGTCCACACCCAAAGGCCCGCAGGAGAGGACGGGCAAAGAAGACGTAAAAATTATATACCCCCCTGTGGGAAGTAGGGGGCCCAAAAAGACAAGGGGGGTGTTTCTGTAACTGGGTGTTAAGTTGTACTGGGAGAAAAACGAAGGGGGTGGGGGGTACTCACGATCTTTGCAGCCGGTGTAAGCACGTTCATTTACCGGACCTCGGATGAGGAGACCGCTTTCCCCCGAACTCAGTGTACTTGGTTTTGGGGTTGTATTGTGTAGTACAAAGTGCTGGGGAAACGCCGACGAGTGTGATTGGATGTGCAAATTAGTAAGTAGAGGGGTACCTAGACATTGCCTCGCTATCGGGGGATGGGGGGTAGGTGGGGTCTGGCGGGGGGCTAACAGTGTTAGATACCCCCCAATTATTGTTTCCCAAAGGGTTGCTTTTCCGTACCACGATTTGTTATAATAGGGGCAAGCGAAAAGAAAACAGTTCGCTTCCGACTAGGCGGGTTCCCTAGGGTTCTAGTAAAGGAAACATTGTGGAAAACATCATCATTGACGGCACCGAGGTTTCAATCGAATCCCTTCGTAAGGGTGTAGCAGAGGCAGTGAAGCGTGCCTACGGGGCAGAGCGGAACTACGCCAAGGCACTGAATGCCATGTTCAGTTTCGATTGGTTCAACTTCGAAGCGAACGACACCAGCGACGACGCCAAACTGGTGAAGGTTGAGAAAACCCTGCTGTACGGGGAACTCAAAGCGGCAGACCACACGAACCCCTCAACAGTGTGGGCACGGGTTCGCAAGTATGGCAAGGAAGAGCGCCATGGCAAGCCCGAGGGTTCCGAGGGCGAGGGTGGCGAGGGCGAGGGCGAGGGTGCCGGTAACACCCCCCGCGATGCAATCACCCGCAATGTCGAGGAACTGTTGAACCTGTACAAGTTCAACAAGCGGCAAGAGGGTCTGCCTTCCAAAGTGATGGACGCGCAGAAGCACATCGCTACCGCGTTGATTGCCCTGGGTGTTGACCTGAGCATGGTCAAGTAAGGGGAGGGCGGGGGGAAACCCCCGCCTAACATTGTTAGGTTACTCTGAAAGGGGCATCATGCTGAACGAATACGAACACGATGAGTTGAATCAGGCAGTGAAGGATGTAGTCTACTTTGCCACTAGGCGCACCCTGTCCGATGAGGAAAAAGCCTTGGTCGAGTGGATGAAAAAGATGCTAGACCCCCAACCCGCCTAACCCCCGACTCCCAACCAGCCCCCGCCCTCGCGGGGGTTTTTCTTTTGCCCGTCTGGTTCGCACCATGCGGGCTTTTTTGCGTCTGCTCTGACCGACCTAACAATGTTAG